GGTTGAGAAGTATAAGGCATATATACCACGGATATAAATATGTTAAGCAAGGACTATAGACTCAGACTGTCTGTTATAGCCTGCAAGACTCGTCTTGATAGGGAAGTTAGTCTAGAAGATAGGATTTGGGCTCTTAAATTAGTAGAGCATAACAAACATGCCAGAGGAATCTGGGAAAGAATGACATGACTACTTGGAATAAACAAATAGAGAATAGAAACTTCTTATCTCCGATAGGATTTAAGTTTAGTCTTGCCAAGTTTCCTAAAATCTCTTACTTCTGTCAGACTGCTAACATACCTAGTATGAATCTAGGTATTCAGGAGCAACCTACACCATTCAGATCACTACCATTAGAAGGATTCATAGAATATGATCCTCTAACATTATCATTCTTGGTAGATGAAGACTTAGAAAATTATTTGATATTACATAACTGGATACGTGCACTAGGTACTCCTGATGATACTCTTGAAAGGAGAGACTATAAGTTAAAGATGCAGCAGATATATGGTAAGGATAATGGTAATGACATGTATGCTGATGGTACCCTGATGGTATTAAACAGTAACTTTCAACACAATTTTGACGTAGTGTTTGAAGACCTTATGCCTATAGGGTTGAATGCATTGGAGTTTAATGCTACAGTAGATGGTACTGAGTACGCTATGGCATCGGTATCATTCAGATACCTTGCATTCCAGATCAGATCTAAGGAAAATACCAAACGTAATAAACAACTTGACTAACGGCTATACTAAAGAGATGATCAAGGAGATGCTAGGCACTGCTTGGTTGGACAAAGATAATATGCCTGAGACTGGTAATCAGTTGAGGAGGAGAAAGGGTAATGAGATGAGAGCAGGGTTGAGACCTTATCCAAAGTATCCATCAAAGGAGTCAAGGATAGCAGACACTTCAGGTATGTTTGATGATGATGGAAATTATGTTTACCCTGAAGGTAGTGGATTTAATTGGGTGGAGAAAGTAGATCCTGATGGTAAAGGATATCTTCCAGGTGGTAAAGTATCATAATATAAAATATCATGAATTTAGAAAAAATTGAGGAGTTGTGGGCAAAGGACGCTGAAGCATTCTTTGATCACAGGGATTTACCAGAGTTGCTTGCCAACGATAGTATGGAAACTCCCAGACTACATGCAAAGTATTTGCAATTATACAATGAATTTAAACTTATGCTGTCTGACGCACAGACTAAGTACAATAAATTATATAAAGAGAAGTGGTTATATTACAACGGTAAGGCACCATCACAGGTATATGCAGAGAAACCCTTTGATCTTAAGGTACTGAAGGGTGATCTTGATATGTTCATCGATAGTGATGATGATGTATGTCGAGTCAAGCAGAAAATAGACTACCTTGAAACTTGTATAAATTCTATTGATAGGATACTTAAAGAGATCCACAATAGAGGATTTGCTATTAAGAACACTATCGAAATTGTAAAGTATTATGGAATTCGATGACCACCATCATAAAGAAAAACGAAGTCTTTCTGAAGGTGGAGGCAGAACCCCATCTTCATAAGGAGTTAAGTGAGCATTTTCAGTTTGAGGTACCTGGTGCTAAGTTTATGCCAGCAGTCAAACGAAGATACTGGGATGGAAAGATAAGATTGTATTCACCTGGTACTGGTGAGATATATGTTGGTCTATTTGATTACCTTACTGATTACCTAGAGCAGAAGGGATATGATTATGAGGTAGAAGAAGATAAATATTATGGTAGACCTACCGACACGGAAGAGTATGTCACACCTGAAGGCACAGCGGCTTTTATTCGTTCTCTTAGGATCCCCTTCAAGATCAGAGATTACCAACTCAAAGGAATTTACTCTGCGATTAAATTTCGTCGCAAGCTTTTATTATCCCCCACGGGGTCGGGCAAGTCACTCATAATATATGCATTAGTGCGTTGGCACTTACTTAACAAAAGAGATATATTAATTATTGTCCCTACTGTTTCTCTTGTAGAGCAGTTGTATAAAGATTTTCAAGACTATGGTTGGTATCCTAAGGATGTGCATAAGATCATGGGTGGAGTGGAGAAATATACAGATCTACCAGTAGTAATAAGCACGTGGCAATCAATTTATAAGGAACCTAAAAACTTCTTTGAAAGGTTTGATGTCATTATAGGTGATGAAGCACACCAGTATAAGGCAAAGAGTCTTACGGGGATCCTTACAAAGTGTTATGATGCGAAGTATCGTATAGGTCTTACTGGTACCTTAGATGGTATGGAAGCACACCAATTGGTGTTAGAAGGATTGTTTGGTAGAGTTGATAGAGTAACCAAGACAGTAGAATTAATGAAGCAAGGACACCTTACTCCATTAAAGGTGAGGATTGTACTACTAAGACATGGGTGGGTACCCTTCGATCACTATCAACAGGAGATGGAATACCTATGTATGCACACCAGACGTAGCAACTTCATCACCAATCTGGCACTAGATTTAAAAGGTAACACTCTTATACTATTCAATTACATAGAGAAGCACGGAGAACCTCTATGGGAAATGATAAATAATAAGGTAAGTAAAGATCGTAAGATCTTCTTCATACACGGTGGCGTTGATGCCTATGAGAGAGAAGAAGCACGTAGTATATGTGAACGTGAAAAGGATGCTATAATATTGGCATCATATGGAACCTTCTCTACTGGTATTAACATTAAGAATTTACACAATGTTATTTTTGCATCTCCTAGTAAGTCTAGGGTGAGAAATCTACAATCTATAGGTAGAGTATTGAGGAAGGGTGATAATAAAGCACAAGCAGTGTTGTATGACATTGCTGATGACTGCTCTAAAGATCACCAATATAATTATACTCTTCGGCATCTATCTGAAAGGATCAAGATATACGAAGAGGAGAAATTTGATTATGAAATAACCAAGGTCAATCTTAAACAATGACAGTTAATTATATCAGACACGAGCAAGAATTCTATGGAGTTATGAAACTCAAGTCAGGTGAGACTGTACTAGGCACAATGATCGCTACTGAGGAAGACTCATCACCAGGTAAAACGGTATTTTATATACAGGACGCTGCTACACCACACAATCATTCCGTAGAAAAGGATGGTACAATGGGTGTAGCAGTAGGACTTCTTAAGTGGATGCTGTTTGCTAACGAAGATTTCTATGTGGTATCAGAAGATGATGTCACCACAGTAGCACCTATGTCTATGGAATCTGTACTCATGTATAAGATGTGGGTAAGAAAAGAGAAAGGTGGTAGTAAAGATGTGCAGGTACAGATAAATAAGAATATGGGACTACTTGGTAAGGTATCAGAGGCTAGAGCAAATCTTGAAGACTTCTGGAAACGTACCAATAGCATTGACAATAAGTAAATAATACTATACAATGTATACAGGTGAGGTAATCATATGGCAGCACGAGTGGCACGTAAACAGAAACAACACTATGTTGACAACAAGAAGTTTTTAGCAGAGATCACGAAGTATCGTGAGGCAGTTGATGATGCTCGTACTTTAGACAAAGAGAAACCTAGGATACCACATTATCTTGCTGAATGTTTCTTGAAGATAGCAACACATCTATCATTCAGACCTAACTTTATAAACTATATGTTTAAGGAGGACATGATCTCTGATGGAGTAGAGAATTGTGTCCAGTATATTGATAACTTTGATCCTGCTAAGTCAAAGAATCCTTTTGCATATTTCACACAGATAATTTACTACGCATTTCTCAGACGTATTGCTAAAGAGAAGCGTCAGATGGATATAAGAGACAAGATAATAGAGAAGAGTGGGTATGAGCAAGTCTTCCACTCAGATAATAATGATGATCATGCTGATATGAATCAGATTAAGGGTCGTATTGAAACTAATATGAGAAATTGATGACTGATTTATGGGCTGGCTATAGGTCGGCAGTCTTTGATGTGTTCCCCGATCTTAAATTTGAATCTAATCATGCAACGTGGGAGAATAAGAGAGGCACTAAGTTAACTGCTGACTTATACAGTGGTGAGCATTTCCTTAAGTCTAGGCATGTAGATATATGGGATGGTAAGAAGCTTAATATACACAACAATATAATATATCCTAAGACACCAGAGGTAGGAGAGGAGATAGTCCCTTGCTTTGGTATGGACTTGATGGGATTTAGTGACAAGAAGGTCATAATAGTCTTTGATTTCCAACATCCAATAGAGAATTACCTATTAGATGTGCCACCATTACCTAAGACAGAAGAAACCTATCGTTTCTTTGAGAAGGGTAATCATTTCTCTAACAATATTTTTGTAAGATACTGTGAAGCAGATGGTGTTGATACATTCTTACCCACATTCAAATATTATCTGTCTCTCTATAAGGAGATGATAGAGAGGACTAAACCGACTGGAGAAGATACTAGTTTCTATCATGATTTTGATAAGTATATGATAAGATTAGATCCTATATCAGGGTATCTAGGCAGTGCTTTTGGTAAGGAAGAGTCAGAAAAAATAATCAAGGAATTCTTTTTTAGTTATGCAGAATGATTTAGTACAAGACATAGCATTATTGCTATCATATACTATGCAGGACTTCCCTGATGTTGAGAAAATGGAGAGTCCTATTCCTGAAGTAAGTAAGGAAGGAATCTCTATTAAGAATACCATGTATAAGACTCCTGTCTTAAGGAAGATGCACCTTGAGTTGGCAGAGATTAATAACATGAGGATACTACACTGTGTATTATTTCCTGATGTCCATTATAAATTACCTATATTTGGGTGTGACATCGTTGCTAATGAGAAGACAGTGACTGCTGCTATAGTTGATGTGTCACCTCAGCATGGTGTACCTGAGACTTTCTATAATAGTATCAGAGATATTAGTAATAAGATTAGTTTCAGTGGTAAAAGACCACTACCACTGTGGGGTGATGAGATCTTCTCACCATACTGTAAGTTTACAAGTTTGAAAGAAGATGAAGACATGGCAAACTTCTACTGTATTGTGCTACACTATCTCAATCTGTATCGTCAAGCGGTATTAGATACTAAAAGAGATACCTTCTGGGTCGATGTTATGAAGAGAATTGATGACCAGACATGGTATTGTAAGAGTCAGAAAAGGAATGACAAGACACGTGGTATATTAAAGTCATGGTTTGATGAAGAATTTGCAGACATGTATATGAACGAGGTATTATTTGATGAACCAGATATTAAATCTATTCCCAGTCCCAGTTTTGAAGGGCCATATTGATCCTCCAGAGGGTTTATTTGAGGTAATAGCAGAGAAACTAGAAGACTGTCATAAAGGCAAGTGGGCATCTGAGACTGGTAAGTCTACAGGTGAGTTTAATCTGTTTTTACATGAGGAAGAACCTCTTGTTGCTCAACTTATAGAGATGATGATGCCTGATGTGTTACAGTATTGGGATACGCATCTAGGGTATGCACCTGCTGAGATCAGACCTACTGCTTCTTGGTCTAATTGGCACACCTATAATGATTTTACTGGTGAGCATTCCCATTGTAATGGTAGATTGGGATGTCATATAGCATCTGTATATTATTTGCAGAAGGATGAGGGTGGTGATATCTGTCTGTGTGATCCATTAGATTACGTACGTAGGCTGACCCCCTTGCAGAAAGACAATGGTGATGCTATCATAGCTGAACCCGTGGCAACAAGGACTGGAGATTTCCTCTTATTTCCTGGTTGGATACGTCATCGCAC